GCTGTGGGACGCATAGGTGACCAATTCCGCCAGGCCATGTCAGAATTTGCCAGTGTCCAAAATCAGTCAGGTGGCATCGCACCACTCTTGCAAGAACTGGTCACGCTGCAACGCGGACTCAACAACACCAGCGAGAGAATGTTGCAAGTGGCGCAAAATTAAGTAAATACTACACCATGTCATGGAAAAAATACTTCAAGGTCGCCAACACAGGCGGCCAACTCAGTCCACTTAGTGGTCGCGCTTCACAAGGCCTTCCCGGATACGGTCGCCAGACCGGTCAACCAGACGATTCCAATTATGCGCATGCTGAAATGGTCTATCGAAACTATGCCAGTCGCTTGCCCGAGGTCTATAGCGGTCACCCCAATCGGATCGAGCGCTACAATCAATACGAAGCTATGGACATGGACAGCGAGATCAATGCCTGCCTGGACATCCTGGCCGAGTTCTCTACCCAGCAGGACGTGAACACCCATGTGCCGTTTGAGGTCACCTATAACGACAAGCCCACCGACAACGAAGTGCGCATAATCAAGCAGCAGCTTCAGCAGTGGGTCAAGCTCAACAAGCTAGATCAGCGCATATTCCGCATATTCCGCAACACCATCAAGTATGGCGATCAGGTATTTGTGCGCGACCCCGAAACATTTGAAATGTATTGGGTAGACATGACCAAGGTGGCTCGCGTGATCGTGAACGAGTCAGAAGGCAAGCAGCCCGAACAGTATGTGATCCGCGACATCAATCCCAATTTCCAGAATCTCACAGTGGCAGCCAAGACCACCACGGACTATCAGTCCAACCCACCTTCAAGTGGCTATGTGGCACCCTTCAACTACACCGTGCCCACAGGCGGCGAAGGTGGCCAAGGTCATGGACAGAGCCGATTCACAGCAGCCATGAACGAGGCTGTGCTAGATGCCAAGCACATAGTACACATCAGTCTCACGGAAGGCCTGGACTTTTACTGGCCGTTTGGTCAGTCGGTCCTGGAAACCATATTCCGCGTGTTCAAGCAGAAAGAGCTCTTGGAAGATTCTGTCTTGATCTATCGAGTGGCACGCGCACCTGAGCGGCGCGTGTTCAAGATTGACGTGGGCAGCATGCCCTCACACATGGCCATGCAGTTCGTGGAGCGCGTGAAAAACGAAATACATCAGCGGCGCATACCCAGTCGCACCGGTGGCGGTGCCAACATCATGGACAGCAGCTACAATCCGCTCAGCGTGAACGAAGACTACTTCTTTCCCCAGACCGCGGATGGCCGGGGCAGTTCGGTAGACACACTTCCGGGCGGAAGCAATCTAGGAGAGATTGATGACCTCAAGTATTTCAACAACAAGATGTGCCGTGGTCTTCGTGTGCCTAGCAGTTATCTGCCCACCGGACCCGATGATTCTGATCGGCCTCTCAATGATGGCCGCGTGGGTACTGCGCTGATACAGGAATATCGCTTCAATCAGTACTGCGAACGCCTGCAGCGCCTGGTGATACAGAAGCTGGACGACGAATTCAAGATGTTCATGCGCTGGCGTGGTTTCAACATCGACGCCGGGCTCTTCAGTATCAACTTCCTGCCACCGCAGAATTTCGCCAGCTATCGCGAGGCCGAGCTGGACAAGGATCGTGTGAGCACGTTCACCAGCCTGGAACAGGTGCCCTATCTCAGCAAGCGATTCCTGCTCAAACGCTATCTGGGCCTGAGCGAGGATGAGATACAAGAGAACGAAGAACTCTGGCACGAAGAGCGCGCCAAACCCGAACCACCTGCCGTGACCGGACAGGATCTGCGTTCGGTAGGTGTGACCCCGGCCGATCTCGAATCCGACATCACCACGGGCGAAGAACTGCAAGGACTCGGCGAGCCTGCAGCACCGGGCACACCGGGAGTGGCACCCGGCCAACAACCAGCAGCGGGAGCGGCCGCACCGGCCTTGGGCGCACCACCAGCCGCGGGCGCAGCACCCACAGTATAAATATCCACATGATCCTGCTTGAACTATACGAACCAGTGCCACGACAGTATCAGGACGTGGCACAAGACAACAGCCAGCCGCGCTTGGGCGATCTCCGCAAGACCAAGCTCACGCTCCGGCAGATCAACCGCCTGCGCCAGCTGAATGACATACGTCAGTACGAGTTCAAGGAAAAACTCAAGCGGGTGCAGACCCAGTACGCCCCGCCAGCACAGCCCGTGATGTGACGCTTTTTTGACAAAAGTTCACATTTATCACTGAAAAACCTCCGATAAACACCCGTTTGATTGGCACTTCTGTAAATATCTGCAGAGCCATTTACCATTGGAGGACTCCATGAACAAGTTTGAACAACTGATCGAATATGTGATCAATGACGAAGAGGCGAAAGCCAAGGAACTTTTCCACGAGATCGTGGTTGAAAAAAGCCGCCAGATCTATGAAGAAATGATGCAGGAAGAAGAGGAACTCGAAGAAGCCAAGAAAGAAGAGGAAGAAGAGGAACTCGAAGAAGCCAAGAAAGAAGAGGAAGAAGTCGAAGAGTCCAAGCTCAACGAAGAATCCGACGAGGAAGAAGAAGTAGAAGAAAGTGTTGCCCAAGAAGCCATGGGCGGAGACCAGTCGGACGATCTCATCGCTGATGTCGAAGCCGAAGAGCAGGGCATGAGCGAGGCCGACGGCGACGAAGACATGGCCGATGCCGAACTGGAAGATCGCGTGGTCGACCTCGAAGATAAACTAGACGAATTGATGGCCGAATTTGAAGCTCTCATGGGCGGCGATGACGGCGCAGGCGAAGAAGAGATGGACATGGACGCAGAGGTAGACATGGACATGGACACGCCTGACATGAGTGGTGAAGAAGTCGTGGACGACGAGCTGGAAACCGAAGGCATGAAAATGCCCATGGAAGAGGCAGTGAATCTCAAGGCTGCTCCTGCTCCGGTCAAGTCCGAAGAAGCCGGTATCAACAAAAAGAGCACAGTTGCTGCCAACTCTGGCGCAGTAGGTGCCGCTGCCAAGCCCGTGACAGTCACCGGCGAGACAGCACAAGGACGTCCGGCTCCCAGCACGAAAGAATTGGTTGGTAAGGTGCAAAACACCCCGGCCCAGAGCACAGTGAAACAGAGCCCGGCCACCAAGCCCACGCTCGCACAAGCATCTGGCGTGAACAACAAGTCGGTTATCCAGTAAGGCGAGGTAGATGGCTCTCTATCTCAAGGAACACCTTACCTTCGACGCTGCCCGCATGGTAGTGGAAGGTGTCGAAGGTAAGGATCTTTATATGAAGGGTATCTGCATACAAGGTGGTGTGAAAAACGCCAACGAGCGAGTGTACCCAGTGACCGAGATAGAGGACGCAGTCAAACAGCTGAACGAGCAAATCCAAACCGGACATAGCGTGCTAGGTGAAGTAGATCACCCGGATGATCTCAAGATCAATCTTGATCGAGTCAGCCACATGATCACAGAGATGTGGATGGACGGCCCTAACGGATTTGGCAAACTAAAGATTCTCCCAACACCAATGGGCAATTTGGTGCGCACCATGCTTGAATCAGGTGTGAAGCTTGGCGTCAGCAGCCGCGGTAGCGGCAACGTCAACGAAGCAAACGGACATGTCAGTGACTTTGAAATCGTCACTGTTGATGTGGTTGCCCAGCCCAGCGCACCCAACGCTTATCCCAAGGCCATATATGAAGGTCTCATGAACATGAGATACGGAAATCGTGTGCTGGATCTAGCGCGTGATGTTGGTAAGGACAACAAGGTACAGAGATACTTGAAAGAGGAAGTGAAACGCCTCATTCGGGATCTCAAAGTTTAGGAGAAAACAATGCTAGATGCAATCAAACCATTGCTTGATAGCGGCCTAATCACTGAGGATGTCAGCCAAGAGCTTACCGAAGCATGGGAAGCCAAACTGACCGAAGCACGTGAGCAGGTGCGTGCGGAACTCAGAGAAGAGTTTGCACAACGCTACGAGCATGACAAGACAGTTATGGTTGAAGCTCTAGATCGCATGGTAACAGAAGGTCTCCAGTCTCAGATCCAAGGCCTGACCGAAGAAAAACGGTTGATGGCCGAAGATCGTGTGAAATTTGCCAAGAAAATGAAAGAGTCGTCCGTGAAGTTTGACAATTTCATGATCACCAAACTGGCAGAAGAAATCGGCGAACTCCGCAAGGATCGCCGCGCACACTCGGAAGGGTTCGC